AGCTGAAACAACATAGATTCACCTTTGTACACTTGGACTTGTACGCATACCTGACCACCAGTCCGAGTGCCGAAAAAAACATGGCGGCCAGGGACACGATGAGCACCGGACTGTACGTTTCATCCATCTCTCTTACTGACGCGGAAAATCCTCGAGTTCGACGGTATCGCCGTGTGTCGGAAAGTTGACCAGGATGGCATCAGTGAGGCCAAGCAGACGGAGGTAGGCGCTCGTCTGCGTCCGGTGCTCATCCTTCAGAGAACGCACCGACTTGAGTTCGACGACGAGACTTCCCTGGACGATGAGATCGGCGCGCATGTTCCCCAGCGAATGGTCCATGAACATGATGGGCACGATCCGCTCAGTCTCGTACGGAATACACGCCCGGCGGAGACACACCTCCATGGCGTTGTGATACACGCGCTCGGAAAAACCGGGGCCGAGCGTCTGCCAAATTTGACGGGCCGAGGCGTGAACCAGAGCACGCGCCATAGCTTATTTTGTGTGCATTTCTTAAGCTATGTTGCGTCGAAACGCGCTCATGAAACAGGCGACCCGATCACGGGCGTCACTCCTCCTCTCGATGGCCGCGTCGAAGAAGCCTGTGTCAGTCCTCGTGAGCGTCACGCCGTACAAGAACAGCAAAGGTCGTGCGATCCTCCAGCTGACACGTACGACGTACGTCGTTCGGGACGGCGGCAAGTACCTGTACGGGATCAAGGCACGTTCACCGCTTCACCTTTTAGCGACTGCGCCGCGTGCTATTCGTCCGAGACGTCGTGCGTAGATTTGCGTCCGGGTCGATCGGGTTCCACGCCTTGGGTGACTTTTTCTTGGTCACGAGCACGTACTTGTACACGCGTGCGACGGCCCATTGAGGTGCAGTCGTACCTGGGCGGCTTCCACCCGTCTTCCACGCCTTGAGGCCACGGTCGTACACGGTGTTGAGCGTCGACCGGGAAATACCCGTCCTTTTGGCGATCGCATCCTTGTTAAACTTGAGTCCCGGGTACGTCGCGTGGAACAGCTGGGTCCACCTCGACTTTTTACGGGCACCGCCTGCATTTGAACGCCCGAGCTTCAGGGCGGCATAGGGTGTCCGACGGCGTTTCAGGAGTTCCTTTTCGCGCATGAGTCCCATCGATTTACTCAGACCCGAAAAGTACCGTTCTGGCCAACTCCGTGTGAGTGTCACGTGACGCGGTCTCCGCTGCATTACTTGAGGCGCATACTTTTTCCGGACACAATGATAGATGGAACAGGTGTCGTACATTCACGTCGACTCGCGTAACCGTGACACGACCCTGTTCCCGTTTTCAAACACGTACACCGTGTTTCTGAACAAGCCGATCACAAACGTGACACGGGTCGATCTGGTGTCGGCCATCGTCACGAATCCGTCCACTGCCAATGCCTACATCTGGCTGGACATTACTGAGCTGCGCACACCATCGACGTACGATGCACGTAAACTGACGTTGACCAATGTTGGCCCGCTCGCATCGCCCACTCTAACCATTCTGACAATCACTACGCCACTCGTTTCATCGACGACCCTCGTCGGACAGGCCAACCAGGTGTACAGAAACATCGCATCGACCGCCACGGGGATTGGGACGGGTGCACGGTTCACCGTGACGCGTAACGGGTCGGGTGTTCCGACAGTCGCACTCGCCGCAGCCGGAAGTGGATACTCTGTCGGTGTTACAATTACACTTGCAGGTGCGACTGTCGGTGGAACGACCCCGACCGATAACATCACATTCACGGTCGCGACCGTAGGGTCGAATCAAATTCAAAGTAACCAGACGTCGAGTCTGACGCCCGCCACGACATTCGCTGTCATTCCCATGGACGTTCCCGTGAACTTTCAACGGACGTTCAAAGAGACGACCGATTATGCATGGTCGGTGACGTACCCGTCACGGCTCGATTCGATCGAGCGCCTGACGGTTCGCTGGCTTGACTATACCGGTGCGACTGTGAATTTTGCCACGACACAAGCGACACCGTTAATCTACGATCCAAACATGTTTGTGCTCCGGGTCTATACACAGATCGCGCCGACGACCCCTGAACGCCCGCTCAGTCTTCCACCACCGGTACGTGAGGGACTTTTCGAAGACAAGTCGCAGGTCTATCTCGGTGCACTCGCTATTCTCGTCGTAGGCTTGATGATGATCATGCTGACGCGCAAGCGGCTCTAGAGCACACGGCTACGAAGCCAGAGACGATCGCCCCGGTACGTACCCGACGCCTTTTTCTGACTGCGCTTCGTCAAGAGCTCGACCAGTTGGAGGCGGCGAAGTACCGACGCAGGCCGTTGGTGACCCTTGTTGATAGCGCTCAGTAGCGCATGGTGACGCGTCTGAGGCGATGCCGCCGTCGAGTAACCCCACATCGCGAGCATCCCCGCCTTCGGTGTCGGGAGTACGCGGGGTCCATGACCCGGCCGACCCAGGTTCCGGATCGTGGTCGACGGAACACGGACGGTCGACGCCCGGCGACGGTAGCTGAACGCCTGACGCGTCGGTGTCGACGCCACACGGATCGTCTTGGGACTCAGACGTCGTGTGTATGCAACACGCCGGATCGTTCGCATTTACTTTACACAAGGATTTTTTCAGACACGTCACTCCGTTCATAAACATGCGGAGTTTCGTATCGCTCGAGAGACCAAAATCAAGCACGTCGTGTTCGGCCGCACAGAGACCGATCGTCGGAAACATAGGGTAGGCGTGACGCAGTTTCATGGCGGCGCCAATCATACACACGGCGTACGACTTGAAATCTTTCACGTTGGCCATTTTCCATTCGTCGCCGACGACCAATACGAGGACCGTCTTGGGATCTTTGCCGATGAGTGGACCACACGGCGCGGATTCGAGCGCACCACCATCGATGTAATGCCAGCCGCCGTGACGCACGCTCTGAATCAGAAACGGAATCGCAACCGTCATGCACAGCGCGTCGAGCACGGACATGGTCGGCGTCGTCTCGACCGAAAAGTAGTGCGTCGTGTGAAGATCGACGCAGCATGCCGCGACGTGAAACGTCACGGGAAAGTGCGCATACAACTCGGCAAACGTGACGTCATCTTTTCTGATGAATGTCCGTGTAATCTCTTCGAGGACCGATCGAATCTTTTTTGAGCTGACGAGTCCGTACGATTTGAGAAACGCCTTGATGTTGGGTTTCATGACTGATTTTATCGGAATGGACATGCTATAGTCGAGCATCCGCGTGACATTGCCTCGCGCCGCAAGGTATATAAAGCCGGCGAGACCGCCTGCAGACGACCCACAGATCGTCTCGAGTTCGTTGAGTGCACTGATGTTCGACAGTGCACTGAGCGCCCCCAAATACATGAAATACCCCATCGCACCTGGCCCGAGAACCAGGTGCTTCATACTAAACCTTTTTAATAGTAAGCCGGAAACTGGCCGCGCATGAAAGAAAAGACCAGCGCAAACACCACAGCGTGCACAGCGACAGCCGCCGGCGAGCTCTGGCCCGACATGAACACGCCACCGCTGCCCGGAGGCAGGGTCAGCAGCACACCTGGCGACAGCAGCACAAACAGCAGAGCCGGCACAATCAGGTCAGCCGTGCGCAGAGACACCTTCAGCACAAAGCGAGCCAGCAGGTAGTACACCAGCGACAGGACAATCGCGTGGATCAGCACCGTCTGCATGTTGGGCTTGCATCCCGGGAACAGCTGCAGCTTGGGCAGAGCCAGGATCAGACCCGGGCTGAGCAGCGCAAACAGAATGGCGGGCGTGAGCACCTTGGGACCGGTGATGTCAATAGGCATTTATAATAGGCGACAAAAAAAGTTAGCTCGAGTGCGTCCTGACATATTCGCAAAACGAGTGAAAGGTGGCGTGGTTCATCAGGGTGCTCGACATGTGATTGTCCTGCAGGTACTGACGCAGCGACATCCACATGTTCAACATGTGCTCGCTGTGCCAGTCATGCCACGCCTGAGGATCGAGAATCAGCTCATCGTCATCCTGCTGATCGTCATCCAGGGCATCCTCATTCTGGAACGCATCATAACCATACTCGTTGTTGATACCCATGGCTGTGTTTGTACTTGGTATACTGACGCGCCAGATCCTTAGACCTTGCGAACCGTGAGCACGTCGCGCTCCTTGGTGGGAGCAGCGTCGAGAATCGCCTGGTACGCACCCTCGACCTGCGTGTCGTTCCCGCCGAAAAATGCAGACAGGCCCGCCTGAATGACATCCTTCGTGATACCGCCCCTGGACTCCTTCTTTTGGTATGACACCTTGTGATCGTTGACTTTAATATCAACGTCGGCCGCCTCCGTTTTCATATACGTCTGAACCTCGGATCGAAGCTCTTTCTCGCGCTTATTCAGCACACCGATATCGGCACGAGCAGCTTTGAGCTGAGTTTTGAGAGCGAGCCACTCAACCATGACATCCTTCATGGTTGCCATTTACATATCAAATCGTCTTTTTTTTATGTCATTTTACAGCGCCTTGTACTCGTTCTGGATCTCAAACTTGGGGCGCATCGTGTCGGGCGGGATCGTCGACAGGTTGAAGATGCTCACCGACTCGCGGGGGTTGGCCGGCTCGGAGCGCTCCTGGAGGTTGGCGTTGCGGAGAACACCGCCTGCCGTCTCGGGGAAGCCGATCTGGGCACGGGGGTCCAGGAAGTTCTGACCGGACAGAATGGCATCCGGGCTGAACTGACCGAAATCCTCCGTCGTCACCACCTCCTTGGGGATCAGACCCACGTTGGGGTCGGTCGGCGTCTGGCCAATCTTAAAGCCGACACCGCTGGCCATGGCTGCAAAGGGGGCAAACATGCCGCCGTCAGTCTCGCTGCCCTGGATATCACCCACCATGCCACCCGTAACACCCTTCGACTCTGCGGCGGGCGAGGCACCCTCGGGGGCGGCAACAAACCCGCTGCTCTGGGGCGCGAAGAGCATCATCGTAATCAGAAAGAGAAGCACCAAGATAGCCAGACCTTTGCCGTCCATTTATACTGTACGCCGACTTTTTTTACAGGTCAACGTCCGGCTCCTCCTCCTCGACTGGGTCATCGGTGAAAAGATATTCCCGGGGAAACTTGGGCTTCTGGGGCGCCTTGATCCGCCCCTGGACAACCTTCCACACCGGCTCAAACACACGCTTGGTAAACACGAGGCCTGACAGCTCGAGGAGAACATCGATCGAGTCGCACTGTGTCACGTCCACCTTGGTCTTCTGAGTGTCGTAGAAAGTGGTCACCACCTCGCCCCTGATCGTGACGAGCGAGGCTGACAGCTCGTGCTCTGGGTTGATGCTCTTCTGGTAGGCGGCCGTGACCGTCTCGTCGGCAATCTCCTTGCCGAACCACAGCACCTTGGACTCTTTGGCCTGAGTGATAATCTGCTCATCAATATCCGAGAAAAGAGTCAGGTCGCGGGGGACCGTGATGGTTACGTGGTTTCCCTCAGTCACCGCCAGACGGACGTTGTTCACCTGGTGGACGCAGCGTTCGCCGCTATCCTGGGTCACCTTGAGAAAGTATCGGCCGTCAGGGAGCTTCGTCGGGACTCCGTACAACATAGTGTCCATAAAACACTTCTTAGCTCTAAGTAATGAGCAGCGGTACCACGACGCCACCGACGATCTCGACGACTGCCAACTACTGCGGCGATCAGTACAACAACAAAGGCTGTGCATGCACGCCCCAGGTGACACCCGGCCTGACCCCGGCGACCGAGTCTGCTGCCAACACCACGCTCATTTGCGCTTACCAAGAGAACGGTATCCAGTACGGGTGTGATGCCGGATGCTGCCCTGGCGGGACGTGCGCTGGGTCACCTGGTGCGACGAGCAACGTCACGGCGACGACTTCCACGACGACGACAACCTCCGCCGACTCCACGACTGGTGGCAGTCCTCGCAACACCATCTACTGGGCGATGCTCGCGTTGATCATCGTGTTTGCCGTTTTCCTAGCCTTTGGAATTGCGTATGCGACGTCGCGAAAGCGATAGAAAAACCTTGCCAGGAAGTAGATGGAACCCTTCCCGACCCCGAAGGAGACGTACGAATACGTCAGGGACACGACGGTCTACGGGAGTGTAAAGTTGTGGCACATCGTCATTTTCATGGTGTTTGGTCCGATGCTGACATGGCCGATGCTCATCATGCTCATGGTTGTTTTTGGTAACGAAACACGAAAAGTACTTAAAGATGCGAGGTCTATGATAGGTATAAATGGAGACCTCGACCAACGACCTTCTGACGGCCCTGCAGTCCGAGATCAAGGCGCTGCGCAAGGATCTGCGCAAGGTCAAGCAGCTGCTGGAGGACCCTTCCGGTGAGAAGTCCAAGGCGCGTGCGTCCAACAACGGCTTCAACAAGCCGCTGGATGTGTCTGACAAGCTGCGTGCTTTCCTGAAGCTGGCGGCTGACGAGAAGGTGTCTCGCAGCCAGGTGACGAAGCTGATTAACCAGTACGTGACTGAGAAGGGTCTGAAGGCGGGTCAGCAGATTACGCTGGATGCCACCCTGCAGGATCTGCTGGCCCCGCCCGAGGGTACCCAGATCACCTTTCTGAACATCCAGAAGTATATCAACCCGCACTACATCAAGGCGCCGGTTGAGCCC